ATGTCACGGCGGCGCCGCTGTGGCAACCAAGCTAAACAGGATAAACCAAAACGCAAGGCGTATTGAAACTTTAATTGTTTTGGCATTACTCCGGTATCTCTAAGGTATCGGGGTATTTTTATGTGGATGTTATGTCAATGGCAGACGGAAGGGTCGCTCCCTTCATCTCGGTTCGATTCCGGGACATCCGCTTTTTACACCTAGACGGCGGCCCAATAAAGTTCCACGATGCGGGTCGCAAAAAACTCATTCGCAAAAAAGTTGTATTTACGTGGAAGATACAACAAAGAATGGCTCTGGAGTAATTAAGGAACGTGCGTCATCGTTTCGTACGCACAGGTGTTTTTCAAGGAGCAAAACTTTACAACTGTAATGGGTCTTCTGTGTTCTATCCTATACAAAAAATAATTATTCGAAGAACATAGGCATGGAGAATTGGCAGAGTTGGAAATGCAGCCGGTTGCTAACCGGTACACCCTCCGGGGTGCGGAGGTTCGAGTCCTTCATTCTCCGCTATAGAAAAGGAGGCACGGAAATGAAATTATACCTATTAGACTTCAATGTCGTCATGACGGATGCATGGAAAAAGGAGTTTGATTATAAAGATGTAACAATTATAAGCGGATCTTTCAGAAGCTTTGCGAAGAAATATAATCCTGAAGCGATCGTGGCTCCTGGCAACAGTTTCGGAATCATGGATGGCGGGCTGGATCTGGAAATAAGAAGCTATTTCGGAATGAAGGCTCAAGAAGACTTGCAAAGAAAAATACAGAAAGATTGGTATGGAGAACTGCCGCCTGGAAGTGCAACAACAGTCAAAGTTGGAGGTAAGTATCTCGTATACTCCCCGACAATGAGAATACCAGAAATAGTTGTAGATAAATCCGTTATCTACAACTGTATGAGAAGCAGCCTTATTGAGCTGAAAAAACTCGGAGTACAGACAGCCATGATCCCAGCGTTTGGAGGGGCAACAGGGGCTGTGATGTATGAGGAAATAGCAAGATGCATGAGGTATGCATATGAACAGATATTTCTGAACCAGACAGTTCCTCTTGTAACAGTGCTGGAACAGCTAAGTTACAACGAAGAAGAAGTAGAGGCATGGATTAGACAGATGGGAAGATAGAAGAAGTTTATAGATAGGAAGGTGGTGTTGTGGCGAATGAACAAAACTTAATCCCTTTTGGACAGCGAAGTGAGAAAGAAGAGAGAGAAATGCGGTCAAAGGGCGGGAAAAAGTCTGGTGAAACCAGGCGCAGAAAAGCAAATTTCCGTAAGACCTTAAATGCATTACTTACTTCTCAAGTGGAGATAGAAAACATAAAAGAATTTTTAGAGGCGAACGGCGTAGACAGTACCTATGAAAGCGCTGTGAACCTTGCAATGATACAAAAAGCGATGAACGGGGACGTTCCGGCTTACAATGCTATACGGGATACGCTTGGAGAGAAACGAAAGGCAGACGGGGATCTCCGAGAGCAAGAGGCGAAGATTAAAAAACTCAACGCAGAAGCAAAAGCCCTTGATCCAGAGAGAGAAGTAGCAGAAACAAAATATACAGGAATCCCATCCAGCATGATTGCGCCGGTCTTTGCACCGGTCATTTTTGATATAGAGGAAAGAAATCACACAGAGTATGTCTTCCCAGGCGGTCGTGGATCTACAAAATCATCTTTCATCAGCCTGAATGTTCTTGACTTGATTATGAAAAATGATGATATGCATGCCGTTGTCATGCGGCAGGTCGCAGATACCTTGAGAGGATCTGTCTACCAACAAATGCTATGGGCTATTGAAGCATTGGGCCTGAGTGAAGATTTCCATGCGACTGTCAGCCCAATGGAGATCACACGGATCAGCACGGGACAGAAGATATATTTCCGTGGTGCAGATGATCCAGGAAAAGTAAAGTCCATTAAGGTTCCATTTGGATATATCGGAATCCTGTGGCTGGAAGAGCTTGACCAGTTCACCGGGCCAGAATCAGTCAGAAAGATAGAACAGTCTGTGATCCGTGGCGGTGAATATGCTTACATCTTTAAATCGTTTAATCCGCCAAAGAGCAAAGGTAACTGGGCAAACAAATATATCAAGATCCCAAAAGAAACAAGACTTGTTACACACAGTACTTACATGGACATTCCGAAAAAGTGGCTTGGAAAGCCGTTCCTTGATGAAGCAGAGTTCCTGAAAGAAGTCAATCCTGCTGCCTACGATAATGAATACATGGGAGAGGCGAACGGAAACGGCGGTCAGGTCTTTGACAATGTGACGATCAGGGAGATTACAGACGAAGAGATCGCACAGTTTGACCGCATCTATAACGGCGTTGACTGGGGCTGGTATCCTGACCCATATCATTTCGGACGGATGCATTATGACGCTGCGAGGATGACGCTGTACATCTTCATGGAATACCGATGTAATAAGAAAGGAAATAAGGAGACAGCGGAGGAACTCAAAAAACGCGGAATCACAGGAAATGATCTGATTACCTGCGATAGTGCAGAGGAGAAGTCGGTCGGTGATTACAGGGCGTATGGACTGCTTGCAAGAGGGGCTGAAAAAGGACCTGGCAGCGTAGATTACTCGATGAAGTGGTTGCAATCGTTACGGGAAATAGTGATTGACAACGTTCGATGTCCTCATACGGCAGAAGAGTTCCTTGATTACGAATACGAGAAAGACAAAGAAGGAAATGACATTTCAAGCTATCCAGACAAAAACAACCATGCGATTGACATGGTGCGCTATGCTATGAACTCCGTCTGGAAACATAGAGGTGAATGATGTTTGATAAGATAAGAAATTTTGTGAGAGGAGCAATGCAGAGAATGTTTCCAGTAAGTACAATACAGGCCGTTATCGGCGAAAAAATAGCGATCTCTCCTGAAATGCTTGAGGCAATCGAGCGATGGACCGTAATGTATAAGGGGCAGGCTCCATGGTGCGTGGACCCGATTCATTCGCTGCGGTTAGAGAAAGGAATCACAAGAGAGTTTGCAAACGTAACAGTATCGGAGATGCAAACAAAGTTAAAGAATCAAAGGCTAAATAAAATTTACCAGTTGGCGATACAGGACTTAAACGAGAACTTTCAGAGAGGTCTTGCAATAGGGGCCTTTATCATAAAGCCACTTGGTCCAGATAGTATACAGTTTGTTGCCCAGGACAGCTTTATACCGGTAGAGTTTGATTCCAGGGGGCGGCTCAGAAAGGTCGTCTTTATCGACCGGCGCAGGCTGGGACGTGACAACTTCTACTTCCGGTTTGAATACCACGCACTGACAAAAGAGGGATTGAGGATACAAAACAAAGCGTATCACTCTACAAATGCAAGCAGTATTGGGACATTAGTTCCACTGTCCAGCTTAGACGATTGGGCAGATCTTCCGGAAAATATTCTTTATCTCACGGACAAAGTGGATTTTGGGTATTACCGAAACCCAATAGACAATACAATCGACGATTCTTCCTGTGGCGTTTCTGTGTTTGAATCAGCAGAGGGGATCATCCGAAAGGCAGATATTCAGTTCGGACGGATAGACTGGGAGTATGAATCAGGAGAACGGGCGATACAGGCAGACTATACGGCTATCGAAAACGCTGATAAAAGAGTAAATGGGTTAGCAAAACTAAACCGGAGACTATACAAAGGGTTGGACGTTCAAAACCTTTTCAACGACTTTTCACCGGATATGCGAGATGAAGCATACATCCGGGGGCTAGAAGAATATAAGCGAGATATTGAGTTTAATGTTGGCCTGGCATTTGGGGATCTTTCCAAGGTTGCGGATGTAGAAAAGACCGCTGAGGAAGTCAGGACCAGCAAGTACCGCAAATACAATACAGTGAACGAGATCCAGAAGAACCTAAAAGACTGTCTGGAAGATTTGGCGTATGCGATAGCTTTTTATAATGGAGCTACAAAAACAGACATTGGGTTTGAATGTGAGTTCAAAGATTCCATTTTGACCAGCGAGGAAACAGACAGACAGCAAGACCGGCAGGACCTTGCTGCTGGGATTATGAGGCCAGAGGAATACAGGGCAAAGTGGTATAACGAAACCATAGAAGACGCTCTAAACAACCTTCCAGAGCAGGACGGAGGTGTGCAGGATTGATAAATGTCAGATTTAAGAGACGCATTTGAATGGAGAATCAAAGAGTTAGAACTAAGGATCATGGAGGATGTTGTCCGCAGGATCAAAAAGGCTGGAAAGATTACATCCAGTGCAGATCACCAGTTAAATGTTTATCGGACGCTTGGCAACAGCACCTATAAAATCGAGCAGGAGATCAAGAAGAGGCTTGCCACAGAAGATCCTGAGATATGGCGGATGTATGACGAAGCATTAGAAAAGCAGTACATACGGGACCGTGATCTGTATGAACAAATGAACGAAGAATATGTACCGTGGGACGAACGCCCAGGGAACCGACAGATTTTTGAAAGTCTTGTGAAACAAACGCAAGGGGAGTTGAAGAACTTTACCAGGTCCCTAGGTTTTGCCATAAAGGAAGGAAACAAAACAGTTTTCAAGCCTTTATCTGTGTACTATCAAAAGCATCTTGATAATGCCATTCTGGACATTACAACAGGGGGATTTGATTATAATACGGTCCTTCGCAGGGTTGTAAAAGAGATGACATCCAGCGGCATCCGGGTTGTGGATTATGCCAGTGGGCACAGTAACCGAATAGAAGTGGCTGCACGCCGGGCTGTCATGACCGGGATCAGTCAGGTGACCGGGAATATAAATGAGCAGAATGCACAAATCCTTGGGACGAACTGGTTTGAAGTTGACTGGCATGCAGGTGCACGTCCAAGCCACAGAGAGTGGCAGGGGAAACCATATACTTATGAGCAGCTCATTTCCATTTGCGGGTTGCATACGGTCGCTGGGCTTTGTGGGGCGAACTGTTATCATACCTATTATCCATTTTTCCCTGGTATCTCGAAAAGGAATTATACAGATGAATGGCTGGCGGAGCAAAATCGAAAAGAGGAGCAGACGACAAGCTACAAAGGCAGGGATTACACGCCGTATCAGGCTACACAGAGACAGCGACACATGGAAACGGCAATGAGAGCACAGAGGGATAAAATCCACCTTCTAAAACAGGGAGAAGCAGCCGCAGATACAATCATAGACGAACAGATCAAGTATCAGAATCAGCTATATGAATATACCAAGTTCTCTAATGTCATGGGGCTTAAACAACAGAGAGAACGAATCTATATGGACCGGAAAGGAAGGGTGCTCCCTTACGGAAATTCCGTTGTGAAGTACCAGAAAATCCGGTATAATAAAGATGGAAGTATTAAGACCACAGATGACTGGTCAAGAAAAGACCATGTAAAGATCCCGGCCAAGTATAGACAAAATGCGGTTGTAGAAACCATAGAAGAGAAATCCGGCGTGAAGTACAGAAACCGGACGATCTATGACCAAAATGGTCACATGGTCAAACAGATCCATTCTGGACACCATGGAAATCCGAAGATTCATAACTATGGAAAGAACGGAGAACATGTCCACATTTATGAGTGGGAAGGTGGAAGAATTAAAAAGAGGTATACAAGGGAAGTACGAGAAAAGGAGAGAAGGGAGCATAAGTATCTATGGAAAAAACAGAGTTAAAAAAGCAGATCATGTCTTTAACTCAGGACATTACATTTGAATACCATGGGAAATCTGCATGCATTAATCCGTGGGCGGCGGACAAATTTCAGGTCGGGTTTGGTGATGTCGCAAAAACATACACCAATATAAAGGATCTGATTGAAGATCCGCTCTATGATGGAAAATCACTATCGCAGATCTGTGAGGATTTAAAAATTGAGTTAGTATAATACCACCAGTCAGAAAAGGGCGGTGGTATTTTTATGTCCATTTTGAAAGGAGAATCACATTGGTAGAAAAAAAGTTTCATTAACAAAAAGGACAGTGAAATCTTAATGTCAAGAGATGGGTATAACCAGAAGATCGCTGAAACTCATGATAAATACATGATGAAGATAGATGTATTAAAAAATGAAAACAAGCAACTAAAAGAGATGAATGATTACCTGATCACATCTCTTATAGGGGCTTTGAACTATCTGAAAAACTCTGATTAAGGAAAGGAGGTGATCCGGTATCTCCCAACGGCAGTGTTACGCCGTACTAACACGAAACACGCTCAGGCGTGTTATTTTTATGTCCGAAATGACATTTAAACTATGTTCCTCTTGCGAACAGAGGTTTAAACAGCGCATCACAGTGGAAAGCACCACATTTAAAAATCAGCGTGATTAAAAGAAAGGAAAAAGAAACATGGAATTTTTAAAAAATGTATTAGGGGACAGATATTCAGAATTTGAGACGCTTATCAAAACCTACAATGAGAACCCGGAAAACAAAGATAAGCAAGTGAAGATTGCGGACCTTGGATCAGGACAGTATGTGTCAAAGAAAAAATATGATGATGCGATAGAGGCAAGGGACAATTATAAAACTCAATTTGATACTACATCTGAAAAGCTGAAAAAGTTTGAAGGCGTAGATGTGGATAAAATTCAGAAAGAGTTGACACAACTGAATCTTGATTTAGAAACAGAGCGAAAGAATAATCAGAAGAGGGAGGAAGAATACAAGTTTTCTAATGATTTAGAAACAGCAATCAGAGAAGCTGGGGGAAGGAACCCAAAAGCAATCAAAGGAATCCTAGATATCGAGGCCCTAAAACAGTCAAAGGATCGGACAACCGACATTCAAGCGGCTTTAGAAGCTGCAAAGGAATCCGATGCCTATTTATTTGGAACAAACGAACCTATTATTAATCCCGTAGGACCGACACAGAACCAGGTAAATTCAACTTCTGGACTTTCTGCAATGCGGGCAGCTATGGGATTGCCAGAAGAAAAGTAAAGTGAGGTAAAAGACACATGGCAAATGCGATTGAATTATTTAAACAGTATATCCCGATGTTGGATGAAGTCTATAAAATGGCTTCTCTGACATCCAAATTAGACGGAAATCCTGAACTGGTACAGCAGGGGGCAAATGCAAATGAGCTGATTATTCCTATGATCGAAATGGATGGATTGGCAGATTATGAGCGTAACGGCGGTTACGTATCCGGAAATGTGACATTGACAAACCAGACAAAGAAATGCAACTTTGACCGTGGACGTAAGTTCACAGTTGATGCACTGGACAACGTTGAAAGCGCTATGCTTGCGTTTGGGCGCTTAGCATCCGAGTTTATCCGTACAAAGGTAGTACCTGAATTGGATGCATTCCGATTATCAACCTATGCTTCTACGGCTGGGGTTGGTACTGGAAACGGAACTATTACGACCGGGAAACAGGCTGTCGAAGCTCTTAGGGCCGGACTGAAAAAAATGGATGATGATGAAGTTCCATATGAAGATCGACACCTTTATGCTACATCTAAAATCATTGGGTTGATCAAGGACATGGATACAACAGCATCGAAGGAAGTCATGGAAGAGTTTGCGTCTGTGACCAAGATCCCTTCTAGCAGACTTGTGACGAAGATCAAGCAGCTTAATGGAAAAACAACAGGTGAAGAGAAGGGAGGATACAAAAAGGCAGACGATGCACAGGACATTGATTTTGAGATCATTCACAGACCGGCTTTAGTCCAGTTTGGAAAAAGAAATGTGAACAAGATCTTTACACCGGAACAGAACCAGGATAGTGACGGATGGATCATGGTTTACAGGGATGTGAACATTGCAGAAGTTTATAAGAATAAGCTTGCAGGAATCTATGTCCATACTCCGACAGCAATTACACCAGCGGAAGATCAGGGGGGAATAAGGAGGTAATACGGTATGGTGGCATTTATAACATTTGATGAATATTCAAATAAATATTTTGGAAATACCATACCGGAACCTCAATTTCCAAAATATGCTCTAAAATCATCTATTGAAATCAGAAAAGCAAGCTCAGACCGTATTCAGTCTTTAATACCTGAGTATGCAGAAGATATACAGTTCACGGCTTGCCAAGTTGCAGATATTATGTATGAAAACGATTCAATGAATCGAAATATTAAATCTGAAACAAATGACGGAGATTCTGTTACTTACAACGATGCAAGAGATTTTGATAAGGAAATTTATAGTTGCATTGTTAAAAATCTGTGGCGGTCTGGCTTGTTGTATCGGGGGTGATGTTATGATTATCAATTCTGATGTGACGATTTACAATAAAAAATATGACCCGGAAAGCCGGATGGATATCTGGTACAAAACATATATCCCTGAATGTCACTGGAAGGTAGACAACAAGGTAGTTCAGGATAACAATGGTCTGAGGAATCAGGATATGTTTAAAATTCGTATTCCTGGAAAGTATGGGGCGAGTTATGTAGATGCAGAAATTTACAAAACCTCAGAGAATGCATTTAATATATGGACAATACAGAAAGATGATTATGTAATCCAGGGGAAAGGCCCTGACATAGCAAAGCCTTCTGATTTACCTGACCGAAGCTGCCGGATTACAAGTTGGTCAGATAACCGTACCAATACAACGATTCCGCATTTCAGGATTGGAGGCGAGTAGATGGCACAACAGAAAAAGTTTGTGGTAAAGACACCGCGGGGACAGATTTACACACAAAAGACCTCCGGAGGAACAATCATGGCAAGGCTTGAATGGTCTGGAGGTATGGCCCCCAGGATTGAGGGAAACTTGTCAAGGGCACAATGTTTTGTTGACAGCGAAGTTTTAAGGAACTCTGATCCTCTCACCCCACGTCTGACTGGCGCACTGATTAAAAGCGGTACTCTCGGCACGGTTATTGGCTCTGGGGAGGTGTCCTACAATGCTCCCTATGCCCGTAGGCAGTATTATGAGCATAACGGGCAGGGGTTACGTGGTCCCAAGTGGTTTGAGCGAATGAAAACAGCGAACAAAGACAAAATACTGGAAGGAGCTGAGAAGATTGCCAGGGGAGGCTAAAAAAATGATTGAGGCGGTACGGGACTTTATTCTTACATGTCCGCTTTTGAAAGATGGTCATGTAAGAGTGGATTATACCGGAGCAGAGATTGGATATTCTATTGATCCGTTGCCAGTTAATCCGGTAATAAAAACCTACGTGGATGGAGGTTCCAAGCGACAGTATGCCTTTGCATTTAACACAAAGGAGCGCTTCACAGGGGATGAACGAGAAGCCATAGAAAATAGTGGATTTCTTACAGATTTCACGGAATGGATTGAGGCACAGAACAGAGAAGGGAATTTTCCCGAATTAAACGATACCAAAAAAAATATAAGCGACATTGAAGTTACAAACAGCGGATTTTTGTTCGGTATGGAACCGGACTATGCCAGCTACCAGATTCAATGTCGCTTTCTTTACACCCAGGAGGTATAAGAATGGAGAAAGCAAAATTAGTAAGAAGAAGCCAGCGGGTAGCTTTTTATGGCGTTCCCGCCACAGATGGAGAGGTAACGCAGTTTGACCGGATGCAGCACTTTACTTCGCTTACAGAATCAAAGAATCCGGTGACTTATGAGCGGCAGTATGTTGACAAAGATAGCCAGGACAGCGATGTAACCGGATACGGGACAGCCCTTGAATATGGGTTTGACCATCATCAGGGCGACCCGGTATTAAAAGATCTTGCCGCCGTGCAGGATGATGAACAGAAGGGAGAAGTCAGGGACATTGTTGTAGTTGACTTCTTCGACAAAGGAGAGGCAAAAGCAGAAGATGAGTATGTTGCAAGGAAAAGGGCGTATTCCATCTTACCGGATAGTTCAGGTGACGGGACGGACGCTCTGCAGTATTCCGGTAGTTTCGCAGTAAAGAGCGACATCGTAAAGGGATATGCGAAGGTGGCGGCAGACAATAAGAGCTGCACATTTTTGGACGCACCCACGCCTACACACTGAGCCGGCCCCGGAACCAGAGGGGCCTACTGAAACAATAAATGAAGAAATATAAAATAAGGAGATTGAGCCATGAGCCAGAGAGATGATATTCGTATTTGGAAGATTAACGGACAGGAGTTTGAGTTTGATTTAGCGGATGCCGATGTATTAGAGAGCATGCTAAAGACATTTGAAATAATGGATGAAGAACAGAAGAAATTACAGAAAGCCGGGGCAACAGTGGCGTTTGTAAGGGACTATTGCAATACTTATTACCGTATGTTTGATAACCTGTTCGGGCCAGGGACCGGGGACAAGATATTTGGCGGGAAACACAATATAAGAGTGTGCGAAGAGACTGCGGATGACTTTATTGCCTTTGCCAATAGGCAGGTAGAAAAGGTGAACCAAAGACGGAACGCCAAGAATCAGAAATATTATCCGGGAAAGAATCAGAAAAACAAAAGTAAATATTATGGTAATCGGAGATGAATCCTCTATACGAGAAGTTGCCAGAGCATGTCCTGATTTCCGGGGAAAAGTATAGAATTGTTACAGACTTCCGGGAGTACATTAAGTTGTTGGATTTGCTTCGGGATAATGAGGTAGATACAATGGAAAAGGCGGAATTGATCCTAATGTGGTTTATAGATCCCCCGCAGGCCGATTTCCATGACTGCTTAAAAGCTCTTTCAACCTTTATGACAGATTATAGAGGGAAAGAAGAGCATGATTCTGAGAATGATACAAAAGAAACCAGAGGAAAAGAAAAGCAGGTGCTATCCTATACGCAGGACGCACCTTTTATATTGTCCGGGTTTATTGAATGTTATGGAATTGACCTCACAACGGTAGAATATATGCACTGGTGGAAGTTTCGCATGCTAATTGACGGAATGAATGAAGAATGCGAGCTAAAAAAAAGAATGAGTTACCGCAGTATTGATGCCGGAAAGATTAAGGATAAAGCAGAAAGAGAAAGGATCAGAAAAATTCAGAGGCAGATCGCAATAACAGAAAACATCGCTACAGATGAAGATATTGGGGATGCCTTTGGAAACATGATGTGGTGATGGTGACATGAGAATAAGGGAGAAAATACCATTTGTAAGAAAGTGGTACATATGCCCGCATTGCCACGCGCACCTAATGATTTATGACAACACCGCAGAAAGCAGCGGTGTCTTTTTGAAGTGTAAAAAATGCGGGAAAGAAGTAGAAATAAAGATTAATGAAGGAAGACAGGTGATGCATTAGAGAGCCATGAGCCGTGCAGTTGTCCGAAAGGAGATAACGTATGGGGTACGATGGCGATTTAAAATTTAATACAAAGATAGACGAGGCGGGTTTTAATGCCGGTATAAGCAAGCTGGGCGGAATCGCAAAAAAGGGCCTTGCCGTAACGGCTGGAGCGATTGCGGGTGTAACGGCTGCCTTCGGTGTTATGACAAAACAATCTCTGGATTCTGTTTCCAGCCTTGAGCAAAACATCGGTGGGGTGGAAACTCTTTTTAAAGACAGTGCAAAAACAGTTATCAAGAATGCAAATAATGCATTTAAGACAGCTGGAATGAGCGCAAATGAGTACATGAAAAACGTAACGAGTTTTTCAGCGTCATTATTGCAAAGCACATCTGGAAATACTCAGAAAGCCGCAAAGGTAGCAGATATGGCTATGATTGACATGTCTGATAATGCAAACAAAATGGGTACCGCAATGGTGGATATCCAAAATGCATACCAAGGTTTTGCCAAGCAGAATTATACCATGCTTGATAACTTAAAGCTCGGGTATGGCGGCACAAAGACAGAGATGGAACGTCTGTTAGCAGATGCAACCAAGATATCCGGTGTTAAATATGACATAAATAACCTAAAAGACGTTTATGAGGCGATCCACGTCATTCAAGATAATCTTGGTATTACAGGAACGACAGCAAAAGAGGCATCGACAACGATCGAGGGGTCTATGAATGCCGCTAAGGCAGCATATGATAACTTTTTAAATGGTTCAGGATCTGCTAAGGATTTCGCAGACGCACTTGTAACAGCTGCCGTTAATGTCGGGAAAAATCTAGGGGAGATTATTCCCAGGCTTGCCGAGACAATACCAGAAGTATTAAACACGTTATGGCAGGAATTTCAAAGTGGTGGAGACCGTTTCCTTAAAGCTGGAGCAAATATTGTAACCAATCTTGCGACTGGCGTGCTTTCTAAATTACCATCCCTTATTACAACCGTAACTTCTTTCATTCCAATGATTGCGAGCACGATCAGTTCACGCGCGCCGGAGATTGCACAATCTGCAGTTTCTATCATTACGAGCATTGCTAATGGAATAACTCAAAGCATACCAAAGATCTTGGAATCAATTGCGCCAATAGCTGCGTCAATTGGACAAGGAATTATGCAGGCTGCGCCAGCGCTTATGAGTGCAGGAATGCAGATCATACAGCAGGTGGGAGATTCTATTTCGCAATATGCTCCAAATTTGATACCAAAGGCACTGGAAATGATCGGACAGCTGGCGATGGGCCTTATTCAAAATCTGCCACAGCTGATCAGTACAGGAATACAGATCATCACAGCGATTGCGCAGGGGATTATTAACTCTATTCCTGTACTGATCACATATGTCCCGCAAATTATAAACGGTCTATGTGCCGCTCTGGACACTGGATTAATGCAGTTGCTTGCAGCCGGAGCAAAGATAATTCTGAATTTAATTCAGGGGATCATCCAGGCGATTCCTCAGCTGATCGCGGCCTTGCCGCAGATTATATTGGCGATTTACAATGTATTCATGCACATTAATCTGTTAAGTGCAGGGAAAAATATAATAACCAGTCTCATAAAGGGATTGCAAGGCGCTGGATCAGGTGTAATTATTGCGGCAAAAAATATAGTTAAGTTCATATGGAATCAGTTTGTTCATACAGATTGGCTATCGCTTGGAAAAGCTTTAATTACGAAACTTGTTTCCGGTATAAGAGGAATGGGCGGCTCGGCTGGAAGTGTGGCTAAGAGTATAGCAACAAAAATCTTGAGTACCATTCGGAATACAAATTGGTTAGAACTTGGAAAAACTGTAATTACTAAATTGATTTCAGGACTAATCAGTCTGATAGGGAAAATCGGTTCGACTGCAAAGAAGATTGGTCAAAAAGCAGTAACCGCTTTTAAGAACATTAAATGGGCAGATGTCGGAAAGAACATCATTAAGGGGATCGCCGGAGGTATTGGCTCGGCTGCAGGCACCTTGTATGATAAATTGAAGGATGTAGCGGGAAACGCATTAAAATCAGCTAAAAAATTCCTTGGAATAAAGTCCCCATCTCGGGTGTTCAAGAAAGAAGTTGGAAAGCACATTGTGACCGGTATCATCTCCGGTATAAACGCAGAACAGAAAAATCTTAAGAAGACAATGGAAAGTCTCTGCAATTCTGCGCTAAAATCAGCCAAATCAGCAAGCAAAAAGGGAAACTTTTCTGAGATAGGGAAAACCTTTGCTGAAAATCTGTCAAATTCCATGGACTCTCAGGTAGAGAAGACTACAACAGCCGGAAAAAACCTGATCAATACTCAAATTAAAAAGGGAAGCGATAAAGAAAGTAAGAAATACGACAAGAAAATCGCCTCTCTAAATAAGCAGATTAAAAAGGCTAAGAAAGATAAGAAAAGCACAAAGGCCCTTGAAAAAGAGCTGAAAAATGTCAAAGCGAAAAAGAAAGCAATGACAAGCTCTTACTCAAACCTTGGCAAAGCTATGATCACTGCTTATACAAATGCGGTCAAGAAACAGGCTGCGGCAGTTGTAAGCGAAGCTGAAAAAACGATCGAGGAGCTTTCAGAAAAGTTCCAAGAAAAATACAACGACATCATGCAAAAACAGAGCGACATGGTGTCAAAAATGCGTGATGCGGGCAGTCTGTATGATCTGGATGGTAACATCGAAGCTATTGAGAATTACCAGAACCGGATCAAAGCCCTAAAAGGAAAAATTCCAGAATCATTGATGGATGAAATTCTGGGAATGGGTGTTGCTGACGCAAATGATTATATGGAATACCTGCAATCTCTTGATCCAAAACAATTCCAAGATTATATAAGTAAATGGAATAAAATTTATAATGGCTCTGAATCTTTTGGAGAGAGCTTCTTCAAGAGTGACCTAGATAAACTTCAAGAGGACTACCAGAAAGAATTAAATGATAATCTGAATGCACTAAAGAAAAAGGTGAACCAGATAGGCAAAGATACCATGGCCGGATTTACGTCCGGTATGAAATCACAGACAAAAAACATGTCCAAAGCCGTGAAGCAGATGTGTAATCAAATAATCAAAGACATGAAAAATCAGCTAAAAATAAAGTCTCCTTCTCGTGTGGTAAGAGACAAGGTCGGAAAGTATATTCCGCTTGCGCTTGGCTCTGCCTTTTCTAAATATATGCCGCTGGCTACGGCGCAGATGGAAAGAGATATTGACGTATCCCTTGCTGCTATGCGTGCAAAAGTGGAAAGTGTAGAATATCCCACACTAGATGTTCCATCATACAACGGTCCTTCTGTTGTCGCACCGACGGTTGTTCTTGAGGATAACAGACCGATTGAAGCAAACATTGAAATAACGGGGAAAGTCGAACTTGATGGAAAAACGACGGGAAGACTTTTGGCTCCGCACATGGGCAAAGAACTTGGAAAAGAACAAGGAAAGGTTGAAAGGAGAAATTAATGTTTGATATTCAGATAGGGGAATACAGCCTTAGTTCCAAATGGGGACTAAGACTACTTGATCTGGAACCTGGATCGCCAGAAGCAGATATAAAACTTAAAGAGATCCCTGGAAGAAACGGGGACCTTGACATAACAGAAGCACAAACTGGATACACAACATATAAAAATACAAGCATGAAACTTACTTTCGATTTTGTGGACGGAGATTATGGAACATGGCTGCGTAAGGGAAGTGAAATTTTTAATGCTTTGCATGGAAAACGAGAAAAAGTAATTTTAGGAAATGAAAAAACATTCTATTACGAAGGCAGAATTAGTGTTAACACTAATAAAATAAATAAGCAGTTCAGTAAAATTGAAATTGAAGTAAACAGAGATCCATATAAATACGAAAAGTATTCTTCCACAGAAGATTGGCCGTGGGATGATTTTTCTTTTGAGGACGGAATTATAAGAGAATATAAGGACCTGGCTGTTTCAGGCTCATTGGAGCTTCATATACCAGGCCGTTCTATGCCGGTGATTCCTGAATTTGAGTGCAGCGCTTCGATGAGCGTGACACATAATGAAAAGACGTTTAGTCTGCCGGTCGGAAGGAGCAAGGCACCAGACCTGCTTCTGATGGAAGGGGATAATGTGCTTACTTTCTCCGGAAACGGGACCGTAAGTGTGGAGTATAGAGGAGGGAGTTTGTAGTGTATAAGGTAAAATTAGATGACAAATATATCTATCACCCATGGGATAAGGATTTGCAGATCAGTGATCCAAAGTTAGATACAGAGCTGAATAAAAACGGCTCTTTTTCTTTTTCGATTTATCCAGACAACCCGATGTATAACAGTTTAGAAAAGCTAAAATCTAAACTGCACATCATGTGGTTTGATCAAAATGGAAACGAAAAAGAGATTTTTAGATGCCGTGTCCTAAGTGAAGAAACGGACTTTGACGGAAAAAAAACAGTCACATGCGAGGGGGACCTCGCTTTTTTGTTAGATACGATCCAGCGGCCTTACTCTTCGACGGTTTCACCGGTGGACCGGTTTCGTCAGCTGATTAATTCTCACAATTCACAGGTAGAGACAGACAAACAGTTTCAGATCGGGAATATCACAGTGCCCGGTGACCCTGCAAAGATTACAGAAAACGGGTATCCAGATACCCGAACTGAGATTGAAAATAAACTACTGAATGTCTATGGTGGATATATCAGGACAAGAGAACAGGATGGGAAATATTATATTGACTATCTAAAAGAATATGAAAATAAAGAAGGGCAGGCGGTCCGATACGGTGAAAATATTCTTGATATAACAAAATATATAAAGGCCGAAGATATTAAAACCTGTATCATTCCTATCGGGGCAACAAACAGCGCTACTGGAAAGGCAATCACAATAGAAAGCGTAAATAATGGAGTAGATTATCTCTATGACCAAGCAGCTGTGGATGCTTTTGGGAAAATATATGGAACGGCTTCATTTTCAGATGTTGAAAGCCCAAATATACTAAAACAGAAAGGCCAGGAGCAAGTTGAAGCTCAAAAGAATCTTGTTGTTTCGATTGAATTGACTGCTGTTGATTTAAAAGACCTTGGATATGATGTGAAAGAAATTGCTGTGGGTGACTTTATCCCGGTAGTATCACGCCCCCACGGAATCAATTCATATATGCAGGTAAGTAAGAAAAGTCAGAATCTAAAAAAGCCAGAAGATTCAAGCATTGTCCTTGGATCTACGATTAAAACCCTTGTGGAAAACCAAAACGTTTATAATTCCGTCATACAGAATGTTATTCCGGCTGTAAATAGTGCAGTAAATACAGCAAACAACGCCGCAAATACCGCGGAGCAAGTGAAGGTGGAAATGGATGCAATTACAAACAAGATCTGGCCCGTAAATAGCATTTACATTAACACGGTAAACGTAAATCCAAGCACTTTTCTTGGAGGGGTATGGGTGCCGTTTGCAACCGGGAAAACCATCGTCGGCGTGGATACCGGACAGACAGAGTTTAATACTCCGGAGAAATCCGGAGGGCATAAGGAATTACAATCACATGCACACGGACTTAACGGTCACAATCACAGTGTAAATATTACGTCTGGAGGTCAAAGCGCTTCTCACAATCATACAACCGGAAACAGCAGTTATAAATACTGGCCAGTAGCAACGGGAATACCGGAGGCAGACAGCGGAGATGTTGGAGGAAATACATATAAATATCCTCGCATTCCAAGCGGCGCAACATGGGGAAAGATTACAAATACAGGTAACCAGTCGAGTGACCATTCACATTATGTATCCGGAAGTACAGGCGGCAACAGCGGAAACACAACATCTACAGGAGGCGGAAATGCCGGGAATTTACAGCCATATATAACGGTATATATGTGGAAAAGGATAGGTTAGAAAGGAGCAGATATGACAATACAAGAAGCATTACAGAATATTTTACAGGCGGTATTTGGAAAAGATGTAAGACAGAGCATCCACGATGGAATAGATGCAATAAATAAGGAAAGCAAGGCCGACATGGAGGCGAAGCAAGCAGTGATAGAGGCCTACACAGCTAAGCAGGATTTATTAGATCAAAAATATGACAATTTGCTGGATGAGTTATCGAAATCTGATCCATCTTCGGCAGAGGTTGTAGATGCGAGAATGAATGCTGCTGGAACAACATATCAAAGTCTTAAGATCAGACTTGATACAGGCGATGATGCATTATTAAATTTGAAAACGACATTTGAAGCATATCAAAGTGAACTGTCGTCCAAAATTTATCCGGTAGGGGCTATATATATGTCTACCGTGAATGTTGACCCCTCCGTGCTGTTTGGAGGGGTTTGGGAACGTTGGGGAAACGGCAGAGTTCCAGTCGGAGTCAGCGAAAATGAAACGGAATTTGCAGTAGTAGAAAAAAAAGGTGGAGAGATAAAACACAACCTGACGCTACAAGAAATCCCATCCCATGATCACGGTATCATTGGTTTTGGATCAAATGTTACGCCAACAGGAAATGTTTCGCACATTGCCGGAAATAGTGGATCAACAACAGATATGATGGGGACTCAAAAAAGTGGAGGTGGTCAAGCGCATAACAATCTACAGCCATACATCACTTGCTTCATGTGGGTTCGTAAAAAATAAAAGGAGGGAGAACAAACATGTTAGAAACAAAGAGAAGCATCACCCTTACCGGAGAAATCAAAGTCAAGGATTCTGATCGCACCGTGGTTTATCTAAATGCCACGGTAGCAGAAGACGGAGACGGGGATAACATTACACAGAATATCCAGGATAGCAAGTTATACGAGGCAAACAAAGGCAGCGTGCGGCAGGAGATTGCAGAGTTCACGGAGCAGTTTTATGCTGCTCAGGATGCAAGAGCAACAGAGACGGCAGAGACACCAGAACAGAAGTAAGGCCGCAGGGCCTTTTTATTTTGCAACTTATTAACAGAGCCTTTGGCTCTTTTTTAAATTAGGAGAACACATGGATTTAGAACATGAGCAAAGGCTTACTAAGGTAGAAGAGCGGAGCAAAAGCAATCAACATAGGATAAATGATCTCGAGCAAATTGCTGTTGAGATTCACACAATGTCGAAAAGTATGGTTGTATTATGCGAACAGATGAAATCAACGAGCGAGAGCGTAAACACGCTAAAAGACAAGGTAGACATACTTGAGCAGGAGCCGGCACAAAAGTGGAATAACGCAACACGTACCGCTTTTAACACAATCATTGGAACAATAGCGGGGGCGTTGGCTACAGGGCTTCTTTTGTTAATAGCACAATATTTAAAATAAGGAGAAAAGAATATGAGAGATTGGAAAAAATGGGGCAGGGCCGCAGGAATCAGGGCCGTAAAAACGATGGCACAGACGGCGGCAGCAATGCTACCAGCGGCGGCAACGATCACAGCAGTGGATTGGAAAGCAGTAGCGGGAACAGCAGCATTGGCGGGCGTTGCATCTATATTAACATCATTAAAAGGATTACCGGAGACAGAGGGCGAATAATCGTCCTCTTTTTTTCAGAAGGGAGCAGCACATGGCATTAAAATTCAAAAAGAAATTTGCACATAAGAGTAATTACGGCGGTAAAAGAAGCACAAAGGATATAGAGTACATTTCTGTGCATTACACCGGGAATAATGGGGACACGGCCTTGAATAACTGTAAATACTTCCAGGGGAAGAACCGGCACGCCTCCGCAAATTACTTTGTAGACGGTGGAAAGTATATCTACAAATCGGTAAAAGTAAACCGAATCGCCTGGGCAGTTGGCGGCTGCTATTCCACGGCAGGGGCTGCAGGAAACTACTATAAGAAGTGCACGAACGCAAACAGCTTGTCCGTGGAAATGTGCAACAGCGCTGGGAAGGTGTCGGAGAAAGTGCGGGAGCAGACCATCGAGCTTGTAAAATTCCTCATGAAAAAATACGGCGTTCCGGCATCGCATGTGATCCGGCACTGGGACGTAAACGGGAAAGAGTGCCCTGCGCCTTGGATCGGAGCAGACAACAAGGAGTGGAAGGCTTTTAAAAAGGCTATCGGTGGTCAGGCTGTAAAATACACAACCGTAAAAAAGACATCATCTAAAAATGCGATCCGCTGGATGCAAGATAAATTAAACAGCCTGTCGCCGGGTGCAGATATTGCGACAGACGGCATCTGGGGACCTGCAACACAGAAGAAATTAGAACGGTACTGGAAACAGCTTGGCTGGAAGAAAGGCAGCTGCGCAGGAAAGAAGACCTGTGCGGCCCTTTTCAAGAATCGAAAAAAATAGCAGAAGTAAAGCCTCGGAGCAATCCGGGGCTTA